GTCGGTGAATGACATGGTGGCGGTGGAGAACGAGAAGTCAATGCGGGGCTGGAACACTGCGGTGCCGCCACGATCTATGAAGAATCGTCCGTCTTCGCTGACGGCTACCGCGTCGAGTGCAGTCTTGACGTTGTCGTTGTCGTCGTAGGCGACGGTGCCGAGTGTGGCAACACCGGTGGCGATGCTGCGAAGGGCGGTGGAGAATGCGACCTCGGGGCGGTCAAGGATGGCGGTGATGCGATCCGATGACAGTTCCGATGACGGGTTGAATGCGATGAGGTTGGTGCGTGCCAGGGTGGAGAGGTCGTCGGTGCAAGTGACCAGGGCGAACGAGTTGTTGGGTTGCACATAGTCGATGTCGAGGTCGTTGATACGGCCGATGAACAGCGGTTCTTGTCCTGCGGTTCCACCGTAGATTTGCACGAAGCGTCGTGGGGCGATACCGTACCCGCCTTGGAAGTAGGTCGATGCGGTGTTCGCCGGGTCAAAGGAACGGTCGGATGCCTTGTCATCGAGCACGACGGTTGCCTGCCCGATGGACATGGTGTCCAACTGGGTTTGACGGCCACGTTTGATGTTGACACTCAACACGAACTCGGTGACGTCAGCGAAGTCCACGTTCCCATCCAGCACATCAACGCCGTTGAGCACCGAGCTGTCAAGTGTGAACGCATCCTGGGTCAGCCCAGTGTCGAGCAGCACCTTGTATGTCTGACCCCAGATGGCTGTCTTTGCCATCGGCTACACCGCGTATGTTCCGTAGGCGCGATTCAACTGGTCAAGATAATCCTGAATCTCCTGGGCAACCTGCAACGGATTGACGATGCTCGAGTTCACTGTGATCTCCACCTTGTCGGGCAGGTTGCGTTGACCACCACCACCACCACCGCCTGTTCCTGGCGCAATAGTTGGTGGCATCGGAATCAAACCCTCAGCCGGACGGTTGGATGCAATCTTCGGGAACAACTTGGCGACATCAGCCAAAGCCTGCAAAGCCTCACCGTAGTTCTCCAACGCCTTGGCTTGGTCGTTGATTGCCTCGGTCAACTGTTCGGCAGCAATGCGTTGATTCTTCTGGGCCACCTCAACAGCGGTCTGCAACGGCAACAACTCTGCGTCACCCTCAATCAAACCTGTGGTTGCGATGCGTAGATCACGGCGGGCTGCCGCCAAACGGGATGTCGTCTCGAACTGTCGGTCTTCGGAATCGGCGACATTGAACTTTGCTTCAGCCAAGTCAATCTCCGCCTTGCGACGCTCGTCAGCGGTGGCCTCGGGGTCTGCACGAACCTCAGCCAGTTTGCGCTCCGCATCTCGCACCGCGATGATTGCCTCTTCGTGACTGAACTTGGAACGAGCCACGGTTCGTTCGGCGGCAGCAACGGCACGCTGGCCCGCAGCAATCTGCTCTGGAGAACCGCCCTGCTGGGCTTTGGCCAACGCATCCTGGGCAACCTTCAATGCGTCGTTGGCGTCTGCCACCGACTCGGTCGCACCGGTGACACGCTTCTGTGACGCGCCGAATGCATCCGATGCACCTTGGGCCGACTTCAAGACCTGTGTGTACTGTGCAATCTTTTCTTTGGCGGTGACGACTGCCTTGGCTGCACCGCCTGTCTCAGATTTGAACTGACCCGTCTTGAATGTCGTGATGCCGTACGCACCAGCCAAAGCTTCCAGGCGTCGGCTTTGAGTATCCAACACGTTCACAGTGCGGGACAGACTTGAGTTCAACTTGATGACTTCGCCAGTGACATAGATGTAGGCACTGCCAGCTGCTCGAATGATGCCATCCGATCCTGCGACCGCTGACTGCAAAGCCTTGGTTGCTTTCTCTGCTGCGAACAGTTTGGTTGCCAGCAACGCTGCCGCTCCAACTAGAAGACTGAACCCGACAAGGAATGCCCCGACTCCTGATGCTGAGATAGTTTGACCAAATAGTCGAGTTGCGCCTGCAGCGATTGCAACTTGTATTGCATACACCTTCGCTCCGATACCCGCAGCTACGAGTAGCCCAGTGAAGGTCAGCAAAGAGATGGTGACTGCCGAGAAGATTGAGGCGTTGTCCTCAACTAACTGAGCGAACTTAGTCAACGGCCCGATGACTGCGGACAAGGCTGGGATGAGACCGACACCGATTGCTTCTGTTGCTTCAGACAAACTGTTCTTCAAGATTTGCAGTTGCCCTGCCGTTGTCCCTGCTGCCGCCTGGGCTGCCCCACCGAATGTTGCTTGAAGTTCTGCGAAGACTTGATCGAGTGACTGACCCTCTTTGACGTTGTCTCGCAACGCTGGCTACAATGCAGTAAGCGACTTGAAATTATCGACATTCGCACGGGCCAGGGCGGTGGCGACTTCCGTGAGTGAGGCTCCTGTGGATCTGGCTATGTCTTGCGCAAGAATGGTCTGCTGCTGCGCTTTGCCCAAGTCTCCTGTCGTTCGGACCAACGCCTCAATCGACGGACGCAACTCTGAATCGGTGAACCCTTTTTGACGGGACTGAGCCTTGATGAACGCTTCAGTCTCAGCGACAGCCGACTTGGTTGCCCCGACGACGTTCTGCAATGTCTTGGCAAGTTTGGCTTGCTCGGCCTCATCCTCGATAGCTGCCGACGCCGCTTTGGTTGCGAACGCTGCAAGACCTGCGAACGCCGCAGCGGACAGCAACGCAATCTTCTGGAGCCCTGGCGCAATCTCGTTGACCTTGCGGTTGGCTGCCCCGAAGGCATCTCCTGCTTCTTTGCCTATTTTGCCGAACGCATCCAACACTTGTGCCGGGTCGGCAAAGAGTTTGATTAGGAACGAACGCTCAATGGCCATGAGCCACGATTCTACTCAGCTAGCGAGCCGTGCTTTTTTCATCTCCTGCCAGTCCTCGTAGAACTTCTCCAACGCTTCACGCTCGCTCATCCCTGCGTACGGTTCGTCTGGCTGCGTCTCGGTCCACCATGCAGGATCGGCGGCAGGATGTTGAGGCTTGCGTGTGCGTGACTGTGCGGCCTTGGATGACACGACCATTCGTGACGGCACGAACATCCCCGACACGTCGGCATCGAGCAACGCACCGTGTCCGATGCGACGACTTGGTGTGCTGCCCTTTGGATGTTGTGGCAGGTAGAAGATTCGTGCCGGGTCTTTGGTGGCTGGGTCACCGACGACGTTGATGCGTTCATGCAGTTGAGCCCAGACGTTGCTCCACATGTTGGCAGGCACCGGGTCTTTGAGTGGCAGTACCAAGTGCCAGTGCTCGTCACCTGGGCGATGTGACCAGGTGGTGTACGCCAAGTATTCCAAACCGTCAAGGCGTACATGGTCGAATGCTTCACCGTCCATGTCAACGACGAGGCAGGTCACGGCCTCGACGTTGCAGTTGGCTCGGGTCGTGCCGGGTGCGTAGACGACTGGCGACCAGAGGGCGCGACGGTCTTTGGAGCGTGTCTCTTTGGAGACGAGCAGTTGCGATGACAGGTGTGCCCACGAGCCAGCGAGTGGTTTGGGGACGACTGCTTTGACGAAGTCAAAGCGAACGGCACGGACGTTGTCTAACTGGACTTCTTGGAACATGGCGGGCTCCTGGTTGTTGACCTCACCCTAGCGGTTCGTCTTGTCCAATCCAAGCATGGTCATGATGTCGTCAACAGCCAGCTCGTATTCCTTGACGATGTAGGAGTTTGAGTCCCTGACGGCCTGCCAGAAGAAGTAGCCCTGCTTGCCACGGTGGCGCAAGAACTGCTGGGTGGTCTTGCGGCGACGGCCACCGAACTCGGCACCGAAGAACACATCACCGAAGGTGACTGCTCGAGTGAGGCCAGGGCCGAAGGCTTTGCCTCTGGTTCGTTTGACGTTGGAACGGGACTTTGATTTGTAGACCCTGTTGTGGTCCAGCTTGATCGTGGGGATGCGGTCACGCCTGGCACGCAGACCGTTGACCACGACCTGTGCCTGCGACCTGCCAGAGGAACCGCGCATCGCTGGACCGTGTTTGGGTTGTGACGATGCGTTGACCTTCGCCCGGTCGACCACATGCTGGGCGATTCCTTCGCTGGCTTTCTTCAACTCCTTGGCGAACAGCGGGCTTTGCTTTGCAAGGGAGTTGAGTTTGAGCAGCAGACCTTTGTAGTCCACGACGATGAGGACATCGGACCCGGCGTAGCGTGCACCCTTCTGAGGTTCCCGAACACGGACAGCAAAGTTTGGTGCGACCACATCAACGATTGTACGGTGTGTTGGGATTCTGTTTCACTGACTTCCATCGAATGTACGAGAACATCGTGTAGAGCATCCGAGGTGATTCTGTCAGCAACACCGACGGGGCGATGCCCGTCTCAACCGCCAGGTAGGCGATCAACCAGTGGGCTGACTGCTCTCCAAAGGGACGATCTTGTTGTCCTCCGTGTCTCCCATGCTGACCATGGCGATCGTGTCACGCCACTCGACGAATCCCAGTGCGTGCACTTTGTTGCGTTTCTCAGCATGCCAGGCCAGCCAAGCTAGGTCGCGCACTTTCATGCTGACTTCTATCTGTGCCATCGAGACGTTGTGCTCTTCTTCAAACGCACAGAAGTCGGTGAACTGCACAATCGACAGTCGCTTGTGGCCGTCCGTTGTTTCAACGGTCAATCCGAGTTTCATGTATTACCTCCGCAGGGTGAGTGGTTGAGATTAGGCAGTGGCCTTGGTGATTGCGCCCGAGATTGGGAACGTCACGTCTGCGGTGGCGAGTTCGCCGACCGCACCGTTGACTGGTGTCCACTCGGTTACGAGAACGCT